ATCTGCGCCTGCGCCTGAATGCGCGCGATCTCGATCTTCGCCTGCGCATCCAGCTCGGCCTTGAACCGCGCGAGCACCATCTCCTGCTCTGCGCGCATCCGCTCTAGTTCCATCTGCTGCTGCATCCGCTGCTGCTGCATCGCCATCTCGGCCTGCCCGCGCTGCTGATCCTGCGCGAGCTCGGCCTGCGCCTTCTGCGCCTCAAGCTGCCCCTTCTGCTGCACTTCCATCATTCGCGGATCGGGCGGCGGCGGCTGGTTGGGATCGGGCGGCTGCGGGACGGACCAGAACATGTCGCCCGACTTGAATCCGGCGAGGTTCGTGAGCTTGTCGAGCATCGCCTTGACCTTCGGCGGCTCAGTCAGACCGAGCGGCACGGCCGGGCCCAACGCAATCTGGAGCATTTGCATCAAGAACGCCTGCTGCTCCTGACGGTTGCCGTTGCCTAACCCGACCGCGATCGTCATGTCCGCACGCTTGACCCACTGGCGCGGATCGACAGGCACGTACTGGTTGCGCATGCGGATGATCTGCGGCGCGCGCGCGTGCTTGAGCGTCAGGCCGTGGACGAGAATAAACAGTTCCTTCACCGACTCGGCGAATTGCCTCGCAATCATCTCAAGCCGCGCCTGCGACGCGGACATAATCTGCATGATGCCGGTGGCGGTCTGGTTGAGACTGTTCGCGTCAAGCCCCTGCGTGTAGCGCGTGATGCCCGTCCGCGTCTCGCGCACCGCGTCCATATACTCGATCACCGGCAGCGCGGCACCCGCCGTCTGCGGCGTCGTCATCGGCAGCATTGCATCGCCGGGGTTGCCCTCAACGCGCACGATACCGCCAGGCCGGCTGATAAGCATGTCATCAAGGTTCACGCGCGCCGAGTCGACGGCGAATCGCGGAGCGGCCGACAGGTACGTGGCGTCGAGCACGCCGCGCTGCAGCGTCGTCTTGATGTCTTGCAGATCGCTCGCGACGTCATACACCGACTGGCCGTAATGCTGGTGCGATAGCGGGTACGGCGCGAACGCGACGATCGGAACGACGTCCGCGTCCTCGTTGAGCAAAATCGTCGTGCCAACGATCACAATGTGCCGCAACTCCGCCTTGCCCTTGCCCTGGTAGTCGCAACGGATCCAGCACTCGCGCACCAGCACCCGGCGCATTGACGGATCAGACTCGCCCTCGTCTTCGCGGTCTTTCCACGGGTTATTCGAATCGCGCAGCTCGCTTTCGTACTGGTCGGTGTACGAGCCGTCGTCCGAGATGTCGTCTTCGACGTCAAATCCGTCAAGCCGTAACTCAGAAATTGTTCTGCGCTCGGCTCGGCGCACGAAATCGCAATCAGTAAGCGACACCTTGTCCTGGTGTGCGCTGACAAGAATACGCTCAGGCGCAACTACGTCAATTTTGGCGCAGCCGTACGTAGTTTTACGCTTCAGCGCGACCGCGTGCACGCGCCGTCCATACATGTCCATCGACTCAAGGTGCTCGGCGATCTCAACTTCTGGATCTTGCGCCAGCATCGCCATTTCGTCGTCGGTCAGCGATTCGTACCGCTCAATTGTCGTGTCTTCCTTTTCTTCCCAATGCGCGAAGACGTAGCCGTTTTTAGACACCAGCCCGTCGTGCAGCCAGTCGTGCAGCACTTGAAAGCCGGCATTGCGCTCCAGAACAACGTGGTTAACGTATTCGGTCTCCTGCTCGGCGGCCTGGATGTCCTCGGCCCCGCGCGGGGCGAACTCGGCGAGCTTCTCGCCGCTCAGGAAGATCCGCAGGATACTCGGCTTGATCGACTCAACGATATCGTAGACGTCGCGCGAAACAACCTGCGAGCGGCCATCCGGCGCGGGGTTGACGTTCTCGCCTAAGTAGTACTTGAGCGACCGAATGCGGTCCTCGGAAACCTCGCCCGCCTGCTCCGCCAAACGCTCCGCGTGCTCAACCGCGGTGATGATCTGGCTGTCGGTCAGTTTCGGCATGGTACTTAGGCGGGCGGCCCGGGCCGCGGCGCGGCTCGGTGTGCTGTTCTTTCAGTACGGTGATTTCGGCTTCTAGGCTGCGAAACAGATCGTGCAGCGCGGCGACCTGCGCTTGCAGGCGTTCGATGCGGTCAACGATTACGCGGCTCATACAATCCCAACATTGCTGTACTTCAGCGGCGCAAGCGTCTTAGGCGGCTCGTAGGCCACGCACATCAGGCCGAACGCATCCGCACCGTGGCTCGCCCAATCGTGCTCAGGCCCAAGGCCGATGTTTCGCGCATCGTCCTTCTTCTCGTGGTACCAGCCCAGCGCATCTAGCCCTGGCTGCGTCGTGGCTTCGTTGAACCATATGGACGGAAACAACCGGCGCCCAGCCTCAATACGCTGCTTGGCCGCGCCCTTGCCCTGATTCGGGATAACCGTCACCTTGTAGCCGGCCTTGCGCAGTGCCGATTCGTAGCTCACGTCAAACACCTTGTCGCCGGCCTCGCCGTCGTGCGGTAACCAGAACTGGCAGCGCCCGGGCTCGTAGCCGCGCTCGCGCATCCATGCAAGATGCGCAGCCAGCGGCTGCCCGACCGCTTCGTAGTAGTCCAGCACGCGGATCTCGCGGCCGATGAACTGCGCGATCCAGATCACGAACGCATCCGCCCGCGCGCCAGTGCCACCGATGTCGACGAACGCTCGCAGCGTCATCAGCGGATCGGCGGCGACGCGCCCAATGCGCCCCTCCTTGCGAGCCACCGCAATCGACTTGGCGTAGTACGCGCCTTCCAAGACGGTAGCGTAGCCGCCTTCCCATATGTGCTCGTACTGCTCCGGCGTCAGCCGCAGGCAGTCCTGCCGCTCTTTTTCCAGCACCGCCGGGAATCGCGGGTTGTCGCGCCAATTCGCCTGCACAACGACCGCGCCAGTCGGCAGCGCGGGACCGCGCAACAAGGCGTCTACAGCATCCGACTTGCGCCGCGGGTTCCACGAGAACCACAGTTCCGAGTCTTCCAAGCGAATCGTCGGGCGCAGCAGCGATAGCGATCGGTTGGACAGGCTCTGCGCCTCTTCCACCCACGCGATCCGGTAGCCTTCCAGCGACTTCACCGATTCCGCGGTGTGATCCTGCATGCCCGCGAAGCTAATCAGCCCGTCGCCCGGCGTCTGGATGACGTTTTCGAAGACCTTGAAGCCCTGCCCGCTCAGCAGCCCGAACGCACCGAGCTTGTCCTCGATCAGCCGCTTACTAGACTCCTTGATCGACTTCTGGATCTCGCGAATGCCGATCGCACGGGTGCCCTTTTGCAGCAGGCATTCCTCGACCAGCAATTCCGCGAAGAAGTGCGACTTGCCCGATCCGCGGCCGCCGTGCGCGCCCTTGTAGCGTGCCGGCGCCAGCAGCGGTTCGAAGACCGGCGCGGTCTCAATCCGCAGCGTTGCCACGGACTATGACGCGCTCGACTCTCGTCACTTGCTGGATCGGGGCCCCGTCCGGGCCGCTGATCTCCTGCGCCACCTTGTCGCCGTACTTCTTCGGCAGCAGCTTTGACATCAGCCACTTCCTAGTGTCGACGCGCAGCCGCGACCGCTGCATGTGCTCGCCGTTCGCCACCCAGCCTGGGTTGTCGGGATGGTTGCGCTCCATCCAGTCGTTGGCGCCGTCATCTGCAATAGACAGCACTTCCTCTGCCCATCGCTCGGCCTGCGTCTCTCTGGCCCGCGCGTATTTATCCCGAAACAACGAATCGGATTGCAGCCAGCGATAAACAGTCGTTTCGCCCGGCATGTCGTCGCCGGCACAGGTGCTACGCAGCGACTCGCCCGCGGCCAGTCGTTCGCAAATCGCGTCGGCCAGTTCTTCCGTAAAAATTGTTGGCCTTGCCATGTCGCACTTCCCTGTCGGGTGTGGTGCAAAAGGAAACGCCCCGACCAGCGGGGCGCAAGCTCAAAATTGAGCGGGGAGGAGACTCGAAACAACTCGCCGCAACCCGCTTTTCCGACGCACCTACCCGCGCACAGGCGGGCGGTTGCAGGCCGAATCGGCGGGCAGTAGTGGGAATCTATCAGCCTTGACGCGCGCTGTCAAGCCGTGCTAGCCGATTGTGCGCCGCGACCTCGGCCTGGTGCACCGCCGCGTCCAGATCCCGCCCGCGCACGCCCATTCCATGCCGCGCCAACCACGCGCGCAGCGAACGGTCGCGCAGGTTGTGTGCGTACACGCCGTGCAACACCATCGCGCAGGCGATCGGCATGCCGCGGGCTGGCAGGATTGCGCGCCATACTGTCAATGCGTCCAGTACGTCCACCTGCCGGCGTGCGCGGCGGCGATCGGCCTCCGTATCGCCTATTAGGCGTTCCGGGCGGTATCGGCCTTCCGCGGAATAGGCGGTGGCGAAGTGGCGGCGGTCGCGGGACCACGCGCCCCAGTTCGACAGCCGATCGCGGGTGTAGGACAAATTAGCCGACATCCGCGTCCCACTGCGCCCGCAACGCATTCTCGACCGAGATTAGCATCGCCGCGTACTCACGCAGCGGGCCAGTCACCAGCGGACCAGCCTGCGTAATTGCGCGAGCCGCGGTGTCAGATAGCCATTCAACCAGCTCTTCGTTCGTCACAGTGCCTCTCGAACCAGCGGGATAAAATCGTCCAACCGCAGCGCCACCCGCCACGGCTGTCCATTGCGGCGGTACACGACCGCCGGCACCTCACCCGATTGCGCGCATGCCTCCACCTGCGCGCTCCATTCGTCAATGCTGATGCGCTCGCGGCGCTTGACCTCCAATCGAAACTTGCCGATCTGGATGTCGTCTCCACCATTGCGAGCTTGCCCAAGTTTGCGCTGGACAACCGTGCCCAGCGCGTCGGACAGAATCGCGGCGACCTCGCGCTCGGCTGCGGCCCCGCGGCGGCGCTCCCGTGCGGGCATTACTGCACTCCGCCGGTCGCCGGTACGGCTGCCAGCATCGCGCGACGCTCGATCGTCGGCCGATCCTCGGCGATCATTAGCCGCGTCGCTCCGTCCGGCATTTCCAGCACAACCTCGACGCGCAAAATCGTCGCCCCGTCCTCGACCAGTCGCAGCAAGTCGCCGGCAAAATCGTGTGACATCCGCTCAAACATTTGACTTCCTCACCATTTTCCGCGCTTGCCACCAATTACCACCGCACCGCGAATCGCGGATGATCCCCGCGGACCGCGGTCCCTCGTCGCGCGCCAGGTTGGGGTGCGCGCACACCTGCCATTGCACAGTCACCAAGGCACCGTATGCGTCCTGCCCGGCCGCTTCACGCTGCTCGGCGTGTCTGCAGGACTCGCAGTCGCGCGCATCTGGCATCACTTGATCTGTCCCCGGTTTTCGCGCCTCGCTTGACGCCTGGATGGCTGCACGTACCACCCCACCTCCGCCGTGGCGCTGTACGGCCTGTACGCAAGCCGCAGAGGCATCTGCACGTGCAGGACGGTCATCGCACGTACTCCTGCGGGCGGTGTCCATGCGCGCCAAGGTATTGCTGGCTCGCCCCGTGGAACCACAGCGCAATCCGGCCTTCCCAATCGCCGTTGCGCTGCTTCTCGCACGCCACCATCGCATCCGGCGATTCCTCGTCGACCGGCTTACCGGCCTGCGCGTCGAACTGCTTTTTCTTGTTCCGCCAGACCACGAAAACATTGTCGGCCTGATCGCTGATCGAACCCGAGCCCTTCAAATCGAATTTGCCCGGCAGTCGCGCCTCGTCGTCGCTCTTGCGAATGTGATGCACCAGGTGCACGTGCATCCCCGTGTCGCGTGCGATCGCGGTCAGCAGGTCAAGCGTGTCCTTCTGCCCGTTGTAGTCGTC